TTCACGGATCAGGTGGAGGTGGTGTAGTAACCAAAGGAGCACTAAATCTTACTAGAGCTTTAGAAATGTATGAAGACTTTGATGTATTTACTATGGGCCATATTCATGAAAATGCAGCAAGAAATGATGCAAGAGATGTCTGTACTCAAGGAAGTAATAAATATAGGAATGTGCAAAAACAACTTCACATGATGCTGACAGGCACGTACAAAGAGGAATATGGCACTGGTGGAAAAGGTTGGCATGTTGAAAGAGGTGCCCCTATTAAACCTGTAGGAGGTAGAATTCTTACTATAGATTACAAAAGAATAAGAGGAGATAAAACAGATAGGTATGATAGACAAGTAGATTCTTGTAAATTTCCATTATAAAAAAAAGATAGTTAAAACCTTCAAACTCTTTGAAGCAAGAAGGTTTTTTTGTTTTAAGAGCCGCATGCTAGACATTCATCGTCATCTAACGATGGATTGTTTTTAATTTCAGGATTCATTATTAATTTAAGAGCATATATCTCGTTATGAGTCTCTGCATCTTTAAAAAGATCACCAGTAAGTTTAGATTTTAAAGCAACTATTTCTGCTTTTATATCTTTTATATTGCTTATTTGCTTGCTTTTAATATTAAACATTTTTTCTTTACTGAAATCTTGAGCATGATGCTCTCCTTTAATTACTAAGTCAATATTAGTGTCGTCAACATTTTTGTTTTCTTGCATGATTTAATTTTTTTTAAAAGATATATCTAATTTTATTCCACGGTATTATTTCGTCGTGAAGAGCTATAAACTGCTCAATGAATTTCTTCTTTAAAGATAGTTTATATCTTACATTTTCACCACCATATTGTGATATTTTATTTTCTTGTATTTCAGGCATCCATAATACTTTTTCTGCCTCTGAATGGTTTTTAAGATTAGCTATATGCTTTTTATGATTATGGGTCAAAAAGATTACTTCTGCGAGTACTTCATCTTTATAGTCGACATAATCATTAACCATCTCAAATAACTCTTTATAATCAGCTCTCCAACCTTTATAAACAATAACAGGACTAAAGTTTATATGCACATCATAACCTGCGTCAATGAATGCGTCAATAGCTTTTATTCTACTAATGATCGTAGAAGTACCTGGTTCATGTATATCAGATAATTTTTGAGGCATTAAGCTAAATCTAATTCTAATCTTTTTATTAGCATCGTAATCTATAAGATCAGGATTTACATACTTTGTAGCAAATGAACCCATTGCTAGCGGATGCTTTTTAAAGAAATCAAATATCTTACGCCAGTCATAGAACTTAGCATGTAAAGCAAAATCTTCATTACAACTAATGTCATAAGTAGTCAACACAGCATGCGTTTGGTTAGGTTTGTCAACAGGAGTAAAGTAAACATGGTTATTTATAGCAGTAAGAATGTCTCCTATATTCTCAGCTACATCTAGTCCTTTAGGTTTATGTCTTTTCATATAACAGTAACTACAATTGTATAAACAACCATAGCCAAAACTAGGACTAATAAAATCTGTGGACCTCCCCGAGGGACGGATCAACATAGATTTTCTTTTAATTTTTTTTATAAGTTTTGTCATTTTTTTAAATAAAAAAAGGCCCTATTTCTAGAGCCCTCAGATTAATATAATCTAAACTGCATCCCAATCAAGGGGACTACTCAAAGAAGTCCCCTGTTGGTTTTAGTTTTTTGTTTGTGGAATAGCTATCAACTACTTTATGTGTTAGTATTTCTGCAGTATTATTAATAATAGGCCATACTTCTTGATCATATAAGAAAGCAGGTGACCCAGGATTACTTAGTCTTTCTTCCCAACTATCTTTTAAAACAATAGCTTTATTAAGAATTAAAGGTAAAGTATAAGATTTACCTGAAAAATAGTGATTAGCTAGTATCAGCTTTTTACTATTGGCAGTTATTTCTGAATACTTACCATTTACTATCAGATCATAATCCGCAGCAAAATCTGTAGGTACGCTAAATATAAACACACAGCAATCTTTAATATCGTAATCATCTACGAAATTTGGAAATGCTTGTATAGTAGTATAAAATTTATCAAAATCTGTATCTCGATAGCCTCTTGCTAAAACGTATATATAATTTTCTTCTTCGTATTTACTGATTGTAGTATTAGCTAGATAAGCATTGTGGAATCTAGACTTATATTTAAGTCGACCCCAGCTATCTAGTATATGACAATCAAACAAAGACTTTGGTACGTTTAGCAGCGGAAACAAAAATGTTGCAGTTTTTGTAAATTTCATTTATACTTGTATTATAGTTTTTCCTTTAGTATCATATTCCATTGGATAATCCCAAGCATTATATTCAGTAGCATATTTAAATCGCTTAATTGCTTGATAAAAACCTTCTAAGTTTTCTTTAATCTTAGGAACTTTATCTACATTGCCGTATAAACCTGTGTTAATAGCTGTTGTACTTATTTCAAATACCATTGGTGGATTTTTCAAGAAAGTCTCTACTACAATATACAACATAGGTTTAAAACTATATCCTTCTTCATAATAACTTTTAAGTCTTTCTGATTTATCTTTAGTCAAGCCTAACATATATACAGCTGCTTGAAAGTCATATCTAAAATGCCAGAAACTATTTTCAAAGTTAAGAACAGACTTACTAGTAGTTTTAAAGTCAATTGGAGTTATAGTTTTTTCTTTATGATTAACTATAATTCTATCTATCTCACCTTTAAATTCTAAACCTTCATGTTCAAACATAATTACATGTTTATCTATGATTAGTATTTTAGGGTCATTAGATTTCTTTTGACAATATTTACCAGTATGCTTATCAGATCTAAGAGCCATAACACAATTAACTGCTTTAGCATATTCAGACTCTGTGATTATAGTTTTGGTTCCGCATTTTTTAAGAATATCAAAATATTTAGAACCTTGCTCTACAATTTTATTAATTCTTGTTTCGTCTTTCCATCTAGACTGATAGAGTTCATAGTTACAATGTTTCAATATTTGTTCAGGATAATCTTCTAAACTTGTAGGAGTATACTTAATATCTGCATCATATATTTTATCTTCAGCAATAGCAGATTCATATATTCCTTTTACTATTCGACCCACAACTTCTGTAACACCCACATCATCAGGTATAACTGCATACTTTTTATCAAAGTCTTCTTTAGATTCAGTTAGCATCATATCTACTAATGACCCGAATACAAAATGTTGTTCAGTAGATTCTACTCTTGCTAGCTGTCTTTCTTTTGCTTCAACATACGATTTAGGACTAACCAATATTTGTTTTAAAGTGCTTTGGTTAAGAGCACTTATTGTTTTATAATCCACCATTATTTAATTGTTTTTATTTGATACGCTAATTTTCTATCTTTAAAGTTTGCTACAGGTACAAATTCGTATGTAGTTCTTTGTAAGAATTCTATTGTATCGTCGGGAAGAATCCCTTTCTTTATTAATACATCATCTAGACATTTTAACCATATAAGAGCTAAGTTGCCTATATCCCAATTAGGTTTATAATCATCAGCAGCTGGCTTCCAACTCGTCTTTCTTTTTCCTGTTACTTTATCTTTTATCATTTTCATAACTCCATAATTTACGGGTGCATACACTGTTAGTTTTGTTTCAACGGGGGCTTTAATCGTTAGATTATTTGGTATATGTTTTTCAATGTACCCGTGCATGGCAGCTACAAGAGCTGCCCTAGTTGTATAGTGCACAGATGCGTGAATTTTATTATATCCAATTTTGACCCATTTGTTTTTACTTACAGGAATATGCGTTATGAATTCAGGAAATTCTAATTTAATCTCACTTACCATATCGCTTGTTTTTAATTATTCGACCCAACTAAATTCTTCGGGCTTTGTTTCTTTTTCTTTTTCTACTTGTTCTTCTATCACTTCTGGAACAAAATCTTCTTTAACAGTCTTAATATAATTGACATTTAGTATTTTTGCTAACTTATCACTAAGAGTAACTTGTTTAACTGCAAAATGATCACTAGAATGATAAAAGTCATCTTTATATTTATTAAGAATATATTTTACAGAATCTAGAGTAAGAGCATTTTTCTCTATTAAAGAATCAATTACAGTATGAGAGTAAGTACTTCCTAAATAGCTAAGGTTTTTATCTAAATAGTCTACTAAAGACTTAAAATTAACATGTCTTTTAGTACTAGAATTATTTATTTTATGTCCATAATCAACAAATAATATTTCTAAATACATAAGAGATTCAAGGTAATTACTATTAGCCATAATTTCCATAGCTAATATGTGATTGTCTTCATCTTCGCTTTCAAACATACTAGATAATTGCTGAAATACTTTTTCATCTATAGTTATAGAATCTTCAGCATTTATATGACTAATCAAAGATTTATAATCGTATACTTTATCAAGATTATCCATTATATGTTTCCAATTATCTACTTGATCTTTTTTTACATAATTAATATGGCTAGAACGACTATCAGGATTTGATATTACTGGTGTTCCTTTATACATATCAGAACTTCTTCTTTGTATTTCATATTGAACATTGTTAGCAACATTTATTTGTGTTTCATCTGCTAAATCTTTTATAAGACTTTCTAAAACTATATGCTCACTTTCATCTAAATGCTCATGTTTATATAGTAATTCACTAAATTGTAATAACTGTTTCTTACTTACAGTATGAATCCAAAGAGAATCAACCATTTTTTGAAACGTAGTATCTACAAATATGTGAGTTGCTTTTGTAACATCATTAGTAGTTTTTGCATGATTATTTAAAAGCAAATCTCTTAGCTTTATTCTAGGAACATTGCATCCAGGTCCTATATATAGAACATTTCCTGGACTAGGAGAATATTCTTTTTTAATAGTTAATTTAGGAATATCTGCAGGATCGTATTCAAATATTTTTATTTTTTTATTTGGATAAACACATGCATTAGTTATTTCTTGGCCTCTATTACTTGAAGAATATACTCTCTGTATTTCGAGTGTGTGTTGTAAATCTAACATATTTTATTATTTAGTACTCATTTGTAAAACATTTTGATTTAACATCATCTTAGCAAACTTAGGCTTATTACCACCTAATAATTCTTTGACGATATAGTATTTAAGATCGTCAGTAAATGCGTCATACTTAGTTGTTAAATCAATTAACCTTTTGTTCATTGCGTCGTTAATACTATTTGTTTGAGCAAATACTAAGCAATGATTTATTAATCTAGTGGCTAATACACTAGCGATATCTGCACGATATGAGTCGTTAACTCCTATACATTCTCTTGTTTCTCTTATTAAATCTGAATCATCTAGAGTTAACAATTGCTGTGGTGTTAAGATTTTATCTAGTTTATTATTAATAAACATGACAAACATGGCACCTGCATCAGGTCCAATAGAACCGTCGCCAATCATTTGAATAAGAGGTAACTCTTTTTCAAAATCTTTTATAGAGCTTATAGAATTAAAGAATGTAGTAATTGATCTAGGATTTACATCTGAAGTAATTACTTCGGGATGCATTAGTAGAAAATTAATACAACGACCATCTATACCTACATTTTCTGCCCAACGAGCCCATACAGGACCATCAAACTTAGTATCAATAGATATAAATCTAGTTTTTTGTGCATTATCTAGACTAGTAACATTATAGTCACCATTGTCAGGATTAGTAGTTAAGATAACATGCCAGTTTTTAGGAAGTCTCCAACTAACATATTCTTGCTTGTCTATCAATTCCATACATGCTTGCATAAATCTGTGATCAGCACGAGTATAGTCATCTAGAACTAAGAAACCGCCTTCACCACGACCCTGAATCCATTCAGGTGCAGCATGAGACATTCTCTTATCTACAACTTTATAACCTTTTTTGTTAGCAGTATCAATTTCTTGCTCAGTAATCCATAAAGATTTACCTTCGTTATTTTTAACTTGGAATTCTTTAACAGGAAAACCTACTAAGTCGCCTAATTCTTCTAGCTGTGCTAGATTTAATTTTACCACTTGCATTTCTAATTCACTACCTAATTGCATAATAGCAGAAGTTTTACCAAGGCCCGCTTCACCTTCAATATTTACAGCTACAGGAACTTTACCAGTTTCTTGTATATGTTTATTATTGTTAACCATGTGTTTGATAAAGACTTTCATCTCATCAACGTTTAATTTTACTTGATTCATTAAGTTTAATTTTTATAATTCTAATTTTATTTTTATACCAGGAAGATCTTCATTAATATCTGATTCTTCAGAGTGGACCCATAATACTTTAGCTCTAGGACTAACACTAGTACTTGCTTCACCGTCAGTAAAATATACAAGACTAGTATAACTAGTATTTTCGTTAAAATATTTTATAACAGGTGTAAAGTCAGTGCCACCACGACCATGAATTTTAAGATCATATGTACCTTTATATTCACTAATATCTCGTATATAAGTATCACATTGTACAAGAGTTATATCTACACCAGTTTTATATATATGATGCATCTCATTCATAAACTCTTTAACTTCATGATCACGAACAGATCCAGATGTATCTATAGCCAACATAAGCTTTTGTTTCATCTTAACCTTCATACCAGGCATATCAGGAAACTTAGTATTTTCTTTTCTACGAATCTTTTTCGTAAAAATCTTAGTACTAATACCTGTAAAGCGTCGGAGATAATTCTTCCAATTAAATTTAGGAGGAACTATTTCTTGAATCTTAATAATACCTTTCATCTCACCAGGAATATGTCCTTGTTTCTTTTCAGCTTGAGATTGCACTTCTTGCAATATTCTTTGTACTTGCTTTTCTATAAGTTGCTTTTCTGCATCAGGTAAATTTTCAAACTCTTTCCAAGGATGATTAGGCATATTAACATCTTTATCCCCTTCTCCAGGTACTCCTATTGTAATTTGGCAATTGCCTTTTTCTACAGCATCAAGAAGTTTGTCCATATTTTCACAACCACAAGTGCCATTTTGTTTTTTCTTCTTTTGAAGTGATTGAAGCTTATCATAATAATATCTAGAACCAGCTTTTCTGTCTAGATT